TGAGCAGTATCTTTTTGTACTGTCGATGGTTTAGTAAATCCCATAATTTATGTTACGGTTGTCTGTACACCGAAAGATTTTAAAGAATTCTAACTCCCTGCTTTCTGAGCTGAGCAGCAATAGCTTCACTTTCCGTTTTAGGAGCAGTCTCTACTACTGTATTACCCTCACCAGGAACAAATCCTACGTTTTTAATTTTTTTTAATTCTTTTTTAGCTCCTAAAGCCTCTCCATCTTGTCTAGCTTTAGATACAGCTTGATCAAAAATCTTGTACTTCAAAAGCATTTCATAAACCTTTTCATGATTAATAGATGGATTGCCTTGCGCATCCTCTTGCAAGAAAGGACGAAAAATAGCATTCACATCTTTTGGCAATGTCTTCATTATATCACCCATTTCCTTGCGATCAACTTCGGAAATTTTGTATTCAAATGAATCATTTGTTGCCGGGTCTATTTGCACTGAAATACCAGTTACTTTTCCATATAGATTGTCATCAACATATCTATCCCAGCTTGCCTGCCAAGCTGCTTTCGCATCGGCTTGCTGTTGGGCTACTGCTGGATCCACTTCTGGGACAAACGTTCTCTCCTTCTTATAATTTTGCAACCAATTATACTCTATCTTCGCATCACGACCTAAGAGCTCCATGTTTGCAATATCTTCATCAGTCAATTCCGTTTCTTCCTTTTCTATCCAATTGCTCAGACCATATTTTTTTTCTATTTGAAATAATAGCGTTTTATCAGATAAACCACTATTCTCTTCCTTTAGCTTCATAGACTGAAGCAATATATCTTTTGGAGTTTTTAATGACTCCAAACTTAAACTTTGTAATTCAAAAAACGTTCTGTCAAGCTTAGCACCCTTCTTTTTCAATTCGTTCCAATGACGAACTTCATCATCGACAAACTGATCTTTAGGAGCATTCATCACACTCTCTACTTCTTCCCACTTTTTAAATTTCCCTCCGGTTTTCTCTGCTAAATACTCTTCAAAAGATTTTGAAGGCTGAGCTGCTGGAGTTGGATCCGGATGAAGTCCTGCCATAGGAGCAGGAGGTGTTGGATTTTTCAAAGAACTATCTCCTTCTGCAGGATGTGTAGCCGGAGCAGCTGGTGCTGGTTCTGGCGTTGGTTCTGGTATTGTATCCGGCTCGTCTGCCTGTGGCACTGCGTTAGAATTCTTAATTCCTTGACGCATTGCTTCAATTTCTTCTGGTGTCAACATTTTATTATATTTTATTTAATTAATACAAAACTAAACCTTATTTAGATTGATTCTAAATAAGGGCAATATTTTATTTCTTAGCAGGTTCCTTTTTCGGGGTAACCAGCGACTTAAAAGCTTCTTGTTCTATTGTTTGATCATGATCCTTTTCACTCATTTCATGTTCGTGATCATTAGATATTTCTTGCTGCTCTACCTTACCTTCATTAGCTAAATTCTGAACAGCAAGCTTTGTCATATTATCAGCATGCTTATGAGCTCCTTGTCCCTGCAACTGAGTTGTAAGCAGTTGCATTTGTTGCTCAAAATCCTGAGAAGATAACTGAGATTTAGCTTGTGTTTCCGCTTGAAGATATTTGATTTTGTTTTCAGTAGCTACAGCATCAGCTTGCATAGCCCCTTGTGTTGCCGCTTGCGCTGATTGCATTTGAATATCGCCATTCTGTTTCTGAAGCGCAGCAGACTCTTCCATACGAGTTTTGCGATTCTTTTCTTCTAAATAACTCAACAATTGTCCAGCAAGCTTAACATTTGTTTTCATCAATTGACGCACACGAATAACATCTGATGGAGTCAACAACGGAGGAACAGACATTTGAGCTAAACGAATCTGCTCATTGATCTCCGCTTTCTCCAGATCATCAGGAAGCAATTCAATATCAATCCCCATCTGTATAAAAGCAAGCTTTTTCCCATACTCCAAAATAGTAGTAGAATGAGCACCAATAGCGTTTATGAAAGCTTCGTTGTTATGCTCAATACAATCCTGAATCATTAAAGCCGTCTTCTTATTAGCTTGTCCCACAAGCTTCAAATGAGCATTAAAAATAGGAGCCAATGAATTATTAGTAGCCTCTATTGCATTCTTTTGCTGACCAAGGCCAACATCCGGACGCGGAGAACTACCATCAACGACACTGTTATATCCGATAACTTCATTTATCAACTGTCTCTCAAACTGATAAGCTGTAATAAATTCCTGAATTAAACCACCAGCGCCACCGCGCAACTCAGTAATAACTTTACTATTTACTATATCTCCATTTGCATCAGATGAACTATATACTAAATTTCCAGTTAGCTCATAAATTTTCAAAAGATCAATAGGTTGCATCCCTTCACCCATAGCAAGAGCAGCATCTACTAATCCACGTACATCCACAGCTACCCCATTAGGTTTAGCTTTTATCAAGGCTCCCTGAAGTCCAAGATGCGCTAACTGAATTTGCTCTTCGTGTGGTATCATCCGCTCAACATGAGATTTATTTTTCATGTTAAACATATTCGGAGCTATAATGGAAATAGTTAATTCTGTTCGGGGAGAATAAGAACCACTAATTCTCTCACGAGTCATATTCTTAGCCTTACCGTATTTAACAAGATGATCAGTACCTACAATCCAAGATCCCTCATATCTATTTTGAATACTTCTTGATATAACTTCCCCTGTTGCATTATCAATATCTTCTGTTTTAAGATCATTCAAATACTTTCTTCTCTTTACTGTTTTGAATTCACGAACTTCTTTATCAATTCCTAAAAATTCAAAATCAAGAACAGATATCAAAAAACTATAATACTGAGGAACTTGATTTGTATTAAAATAAACGCTATCCCTAAAATTATCTCCCCACTGCCAAGAACCATTTGTGCTACGTCCAGCATTCGCTTTTCCAATATCATGCAACTCTTCAGCAGAAAAATTACGCATCTTAGCAATCTCACCAAGAGTTAATTCACGAAAAATACCAATCTGATTTATATTTTTAAAATCCTCTGTCTTCGTAAAAGGATAAGCTAAATCAAGGACATCGATTCTTTCATATTTGATATTATAATCTTCATCATAATAAGTCCGAATTGCAGATATCTTATTAGTAAGCAAATCTCTCAAAACAGCTTCCTTTACTTCAGGAAACCCATTTGCTTTATGAACAAAACTTAACCCCTCCTCCATGGCTACAGATGAAGCCCATTTAAAATTCATCTGCATGTAAATCTCTTCTTCCTCATCTGTTTCAGGAATCTTCATTCCTTTATCAACCAACGGCATTCCTGTCAAAGGTTCCAATTGATCTGAAAACTGTTTCAAAAATCTATTAGTACGAAGTTTATCCCTGTATCTATCTCGCTCATTTTTAGATTCAGAATCTAACGGAGTACATGTTGGCCGATACTCTAAACGACAAAGCTTCCCAACAATATTATCAATAGTAGTTGCAATTATATTAACCGGACGAAAATCTAAATTAAGATAAGAAGTATCTGTAATAGCTTTACGCTCTTTTACATTCTGCATAGACTGCAGCCCTTCGGCATATTCCCTATTTCTAAGAAATATTCTTCGGTTTTCATTATAAGTATCTTGATTAGCTATACGGTCACCCCAAATAGCCCTTGCATACGATAGCCCGTACTCATTAGTACTCTTTTCCTCTTTAGGAGCTAAAATATCAGGGAATGGTGTACTTGACGGATTTATAGCCATAGTATAATAGTTTACACAAAAATAGTAATTATTTAGAACGATTCTAAATAAGAAGAAAATTACCTCCGATCGTCACTCTTTCCAGGGACAATCAATTTACTTGCTGACCCACTTGTATCATACTTGTGAAATAAAACAATAGGCTCTCTGGTTTTCTTAACCGGCATATATGTATTAAGCCCAAGAACTCCAATCATAAAAGAAACAGACAAGTCATAGTCAGTCCAAGCCTCTATGTCAAACTTAGCCAAATCATGAAGCGTATCATTGAATTTACAATTTCCGATTATTCCTGTAATTGTATTTATCCCAATATGTTGATATACATAAGAAATGGAATAATCCACTAACATCCGGCGAATACCCTTATCTAATGGACCAGTATTAGGTAGCCATTTCTCCTTTTGTTCTACCTTAGAATGCTCATTGTGAGTATGAGCAGGCCTTGCCATTAAATAATTCTCATATCCTCTATTAACAAAGTGATTTATACAGCCTGGCTTATTAGACTCCCCCAATATTTCCCATCCGCAAAACACACATTGCAATAGCATATCTTCATAAAATACAGCCGGATCACTAGGCCTTCCCCAATACTGCGAAATGATAGTATTAGAAACAAAAGGATTCTCAAACGACATCTTGTGAAATCCATGAGACGCTGCTAATGACTTCTTACTTCCGCTGGTATACCTATGATCATATGGATCGACTGAAAAAAGGCCATGATGAGTATTAGCTGGAGCCTTTTGACCATACTTATGAATAAACTTATTTCTTTCTTCCGGAGGAGGCATCCAAGCAACAAGCCAGCGCCCATTACTATCTTCTTCAAACACTACTTCTGTATCATGCTTGCCATCCTTCCAGGTAAAATTACCTCTACGTAATGGATTCTCGCTTACAGTATTATTATGCTCAATCTGCTGATAAATTTTATCCAGGTCAAATTGAGTTTGTTCATTGGCCGGATCCCGGAACATTTCATCTACCGTAAATGGCCTCTGACGAATCTCCTCATAATATCCAACTAAGTTTGCATCATTCTGTTTTCCGCGTCTCTCTGCCTCTAAAAACGGCTTTGCTCCAATTGTTATCCAATTACCATCCAATCCCATAACAGGAGCTTCAGGCGTTTCAATAACAGACATCCCATACACATCAATAAACCCTTCCAATCCATCATAGGCCGGTACAAAATATCTCCAAAGCCCACTAGACGTTCTATTGTTTTCAGTCTTTTCAAGAACAGAAGATTGATCCCAAATAACTTTGAAATTAGCCCCACCCTTAGTAGATTCATTTACAGTAGAACCAAATCCTATCTTGCCAATAATACGGCTTCCAAGAGTAACACAAGTCTTTGCAACGTTATACCAAACAACTACATTTATATCAACAAATTTACCTGTTTCGTCAGCACATAAAATTTTCAGCTTATCACCATCATAAGCATTCTCTGTAGTGTTAGCCCAACTAATTGTTGTGCTAAGCTCTAGTTCTTTCTCGAAATTTCTGTTCTTATTGGTTACCCGTTTTTGAGGTGTCCCGAATACCAATTCGGTTTTAGGATCCTCAGAAGAAGCTACTTGTGGCTTGAAAAATTTAGGAAGATGTTTGAAAGCATTTACTAGCTTCTTAAACATCTTTTGAGCATCCGGCTTACCGGTCTTGGAAACTATCCCATACTGCGAATCAAATGCAGTTCTTGCAGAATTAAGTACAATAGAACACATCCGGAAAGAATAACCATCCCGGCGCAATTTCCCATAGCATTGACCAAAACACTGATCATCCAAATAACAAAGTTCCCAATGATAAAACCAACGTCTATCCCGATCCCGATAATCAGGATACATTCCATCAATACGGAACCATTGTAAGTAGAAATAATGGTCACCAGTAATATACGTTACCTGTCCATTATTAATAAAAAATACACCTTCACGACATTTACGGTTTTCTTCTTTAGCATACTCTTCCTGCTTATCTTCAGACCAATGATCAAAATCATCAGGCAACGGAACCCTTCGCCACTTCTGATCCTTCTTATCGGTAACATTCCAATTAAGAATATCTTTTACCTTTTTAGGTTGATCAGGAATAGTATAAATTAAACCTTCATATAGCTCTACCTGTTCCATTTTTCTCGTCTAAAGCAATTCTTTCAGCAATACCAGCAGATGAGCGTATACGTTCTTCTAAAGACTTACGATCTTCCGGAGACATCTTCTTTTTAAAATCGTCAAGCTGTTCTAAATATTTTTTTTGAGAGGAAAGGTATTTTGTTAGCGTTGGATCATCTAACAATATGTCAATAGAGGTTTCTCCTATTTTTTTATTAAAAGCATCTACAACCTTCGTTAAGGTGAGATAAGGAGTAATGTATGGGCTATCAGTAAAAACCTTCAGCCGTGACTCCAAATAATCAACATAAGCCATCACTGACTTATCTTTAATGATGGGCTTTTCCATATTCTATTTAATTAAATTATATTATAAGAAAAATGCTAGGCCATCATAACCTAGCATTTCACAAAAAACAACAGCGCACTACAAAGCATTCACAAGAGTTCTTAAAGAAGCTAATGTGATATTAATATTTATTTTATGAAATTCAGAAGTTCTGTTCGTATTATATAATACCTCACATCCACCAGTAATAGAACTAGCGATATCAATGTATAGGTTATTGATATAACGAACAACACCGGTTTCAAGAATAGTAACTGTAATTAAATTATCTGTAGCTGTACGGAAATTAGCTGCAGTTGGAAGAGAGAATTCATAATAAGAATTTCTTCGTTCATTTTCATCAAGACGAAGAGTAGCAGATCCAGAAGCATTTGTATCTACGAAAACAACACGACTGTTGTTAACATACATGGTGCTTGCATCCATTAAAGTAATAAGCTGCAGCTGCGCAACATCATTACTCAAAGAAGCAGTAGCAATAGCCGAAGCCGCTTCCGTAACAAGACGTTTTGTTTTTGATCCAGCCTGATCAATGTAATGGATTATCGAATTACTCGCAGAAGGAATAACTTTTATGACATTCTTTAACGACACGGAGAAACTTGTTCCCGAAGCATTATCAGTTAAAGTAAGAAGTTTGGACGCGCGCGTTACTGCCATTTTGTGTAGATTTTAGTTTATCTACACAAAAATACACATTATTTAGAACGATTCTAAATAAGAAAGAAATTTTTACATCTCCACTAAAATATAATCTGTTGTAATAGCATAAGTTGCTACGCTGGCAGCGTTTTGAATAGCACAACGAATAACCTTAGCAGGATCAATTACACCAGTCTCTAAAAGGTTTTCAAATTGCTTTGTTTTAACATTATAACCAATATCATTTGTTTCTTTCAATTTATCAGATAACTCAACAACGATAGCAGATTCAAGCCCTGCATTCTCAAGCATTTTCTTTAAAGGAGCTTGACAAGCCATTAAAACTAATGCAGCCCCACGCACCTCATCAGAATCTGCATAAATAACTTGATTTATATTTTTCATACAAATCATAAGAGCAGCACCACCACCAATCACAATCCCTTCTTCAATAGAAGATTTTACTGCCCGGCAAGCATCGTCTACACGAGCTTTACGCTCTTCCATCTCCACATCAGTAGAGCCGCCTACGCGGATAACACAAATGCTACCAGATATACGAGCCAAACGTTTCTCCCACTCAGTATGCATCTCCATATTACCATCCTTCTTATAATCATCCCTCTGAGTCATAATGGAATTCTTTTGGTCATTAAACTTGTCTGGATCAGAATCTCCATCAATTATTGAAGTTGTTGTTTCTGTTATGATTGATTTTGTAGAAGCACCTAAGTGCGCAACCAAAGCATCTTCTAATTTAAGCCCATTTTCATCACATATAAGCGTAGCTCCAGTCACAACAGCAACATCATCCAAGTATTGTCTACGATATTGTGAAGGGGCCTTTACTAAGCACACATTGATATTTCCTTTACGGTGATTAAGAAGTAATGAACTGAAAGCTTCCCCCTGAAAGTCAGAAGCAAATATCACAACCGGATGATGTAATACACTAGCCTCTTTCATTCGATTAAAAATAGGGGCCAATTGCTCCATCGTATCAATAGAATAATCAGCTACCAAGTAAAGAACATTATCAAACACTACTCGCTGACGGCCTTTATCATTTACAAAATCAGGAGAAACAAATCCTTTTGGAATCTCAACACCATCAACTACCTCAATCTTTGTTTCAATTGAGTTACTTGATTCAATGACCATAAGCCCCTGGTGACCAATCTTAGCATATGCATCAGCTATTAACTGACCAATCTTTTCATCATTGTTAGCAGATATGGTAGCAATATTCTTTATTGTATCATTATCCTCTACTGGTTTTGCTATTTTTTTAAGAGTTTCGACTACAGAATCAACAGCCTTATCCATACCGGCCTTTAACTTCTGAGGGCTAACACCATCTCTTACAGCCTTTAACCCATTCTTAATAAGAGACTGAGCCAATACAGCAGTCTGTGTTGTTCCATCACCAGCTTCCCGCGCAGTAGATTGCGCAGCATTACGCACCAATCTAGCACCAACATTTTCTTTCGGATCCGGCAGGATAATGCATGATGCTACTGTAACACCATCCTTAGTAGCCATCGGATCAAAATTGTAATGATTACTAATAATCACAGTTTTCCCGCAAGCACCCATGGTACTACCAACAGGATCAGCTACCTTATTAACACCATTCTCAAGAGCAGTTCTTGCCTCTTCCCCAAAAATTATTGTTTTTGCCATATTATATTTTAGGTAACTATATACTTATTTATACTAAACCAAATTGTTACATTAAATGAGGTTTAATATGTTAATTTTTACTTTAAATATCCATTAAATAATCATCTACCTTGCAATTAGGACATCCTTTAAAGAAATTTCTATCTTCTTCTTTAGGGGTTTCCATTAAAATAGTTAGTTGGTTTTCTTCCCCAACCCATTCACACATATTACATTTTACCAAATCTTCTTTATTACTTTTCATGTTAAAAATTTAATTCAGGTTTTGATGTTTCTTCTTTAATCCTACGCTTTATAATGTCGCAATATTTTTGTTCTTTTTCAATGACGACATAATTTCTATTTGTTCTTATGCAAGAAATAGCAGTAGTCCCACTACCCACACAATTATCAAGTATTACACCACCTTCATTAGTATATGTTTTTATTAGATATGAAAACAATTCAACAGGTTTTTCAGTAGGATGTAATTTATTACTCATATCCGCATTGCTAAACTCTTGAACTGACAAAGGATACCTTTCTGTGCTATCGTAGCTTGTATTTCTTACCTCTTTTCCATAAACACTATTTCCGTCTGCTTCTTTTACATAAGAAGTAGCAGCTACTTTTCTTTTATGACCAAATGTTTTTTGTGGGTTATATATAGGCGGTGATTTATAAAATATAAGTATATTTTCGTGCGCACTCATAGGCATTTTTTTAGCGTTTAAATGCCCTTTTGGATGGTTTTTTTTCCAAATCCATTCATATTTAAACAACTTTATATTACTCATAACTAATGCACTTGTAAAAGGTTGTGCAGCAGTTAAGGCTATTACTCCATTAGGCTTTATTAATCGCTCATACTGAAGCCAAAGTTGGTCAAAAGGAATTATTGTATCCCATTTACATTGAGTTGTCCCATAAGGTAAATCACACAATATCATATCAAAAATAGCATCAGGAAAAGAGGGCATAATTTCTAAGCAATCCCCTTCATATAGTTTATTAACTTCCATTACCCTACAATAGATTTAAGTGCATCGTTAAACTCAATATCGGTAACGCTATCTAAATCGTTACGCATTTCAATAAGTACACCCTTTAGATTAATAGTTTCAGCATCGGTAAACGAAGCCGAGTGTTTAACACTAAGTTTGTTGCAAAATGTACCTAAAGGCATTTGGATTTTAGAAGCCAAAAGCCCCTTGTTTATTTTCCAGTTTTCTATTACCTGTTGAATTGATAAGTTGCTCATAAGTTATGTGTGTTGCTATATTGTTTAACATTAAATCAAATCTGTTTGCTTCTGAATGGTTACGAGTGTTGTAACGAAATACGAACTCGTCAATGTATTTTTGCAAGTGTTTATTACTCATGGAGTGGTAAATACCAACTACACCACGTTTAAGTAAACTCCAAAATCCCTCTAAAGTGTTTGTATGGGTATCTCCGCTAACGTACTGCCCCTCGTTATGCTTTACTACGTTATGTTTAAATGCAGCCGCTAAACCATTGTAACCCCACCATTCATCGGTATTTATTTCGCTGCCAAATACAATGTTTTTAACTATGAATGATTTTAGATTAAAGCCTTTAGTATCGGGAACTTGTTTTGCTCTTAATTCACCACCTCTTTCGATAACTCCCGCAACAGGCGATTTGTCTTTAAAACTTCTACCCTGTGAATTTTCAACCTTTTTATGTGCATGGCGATTTTTGTTTTTACCACCAATAAAAGTTTCATCAGCTTCGCAAGTTCCAGTAAATTTTTCAGTTCCGATATTTAATCCTAAAGTAGTTCTTACTCTATGTAATAAAAACCATGCTGTTTTTTGAGTGATTCCTAAATCACGATGTAATTGTAAACTGCTAATGCCTTTTTTATGCGAAGTGATTAAATAAATTGCAGCAAACCATTTCTGTAATGGTATTTTACTATCTTCAAATATAGTCCCTACTCTAACGCTAAATATACGCTCACATTCTGAACACTTATAACACCCTGCACATTTGTAAACTTTAGTACAGCCACAATCTTTGTAAGCACACTTAATACTACCGTTCCAACGGATAGTTTCCAAGTAATCTTTGCAGATTTGCTCATCTTTAAAGTAAGCCATAAGGCTCATTAAGTTTGTGAATTTTTGAAGCGTTACCATGTTTTTAATTTTCTTACAACAAAGATAAGTAAATAATTGATATTAATTACATTTATTTTGTTAAATCTTTATTTTACCTGCATTTTAACATATTTATTTTGTGTAAATAGATATATAGTTACCATATTTTATTACAGTATAATTAAAATTTTATTTTCTTCAACAATGATATAAGATTCTCCATCAACATCAATCTCATGACCGGAATACTCGCCGTAAATTACCTTATCTCCCACCTGAACAACTGGAACAATACGACCTCCATCCGGAGTACGAGCACCAGGTCCTACAGCCACAACTTCCCCGCGTCTAGGTTTCTCCTTTGCTTTATCAGGGATAAATAATACTCCCATTGTTTCTTCTGCAGCATCCTGCTTAATTAGCACCCGATCCAATACCGGTCTCACTTTTAGTTCCATGTATGTAATTTATATGTCTTGGTTCTACAAAATAATACTCCGTTCCTGCCTGGCGAATACATCCATCAATAGGAGCGAAAAAGTCAACAGAATCCTCTTGACAGACAACTCCATTAAGCTTTTCGCCTACTCCTATCACCTCACCCCTCAACTGATGATGCTCTTGTGCCTCCTTAAATTTATCCAACTTAAAATCAGCAGTTCTTATAACACATATCTTATCCGGAGGACAAACCAATAGGCCATTACGTTCAACACAAATAATGTTTCTCACGCGCATCCGGTACAGAATCTTATCTACAAGTTTCATCTCATAGTCAGCATGAGATGTAAAATGAACGATATCTCCTGCCTCAATCCCAAACTGCCTAGCTTTATTAGAAAGAGCAAATACTTTTCCTCTTTGCTTGACATTACCCGATGTATTACGAACCATTACAGCCCCACAAGACAAATCCTCTTCAGCTTCTTTTATCGGATCCACAAAAACCAAATCCTCTATAGGCTCAATCATATCATTATCAATCTTAGCAAAAATGTTAAAATAATCACACCGGTAAATACCATCAAACATCTTATTCTTGGGCTCACACACAAGATGATGAAACACAACAGTGTCACCAATGTTTAAAATAGTATCATAAAGAAATTCGGATGTAATTTGAATTGGTCCAGCATATACCTTACCAATCTGAACGGAATGCTTATACTTGTTGTAATCAACATCAATTACGATCTTCTGACCATTAATCCCAACAATATCCAGCGTAGATTTTTTCGCAGCATCAACCTGCACTAAAAAAGTGTTCTTGGCTACCTTCATTACATTAAATTATATTACAATAAAATGATATTCTCTCCATCTGAAGCATACTCCACAAGATCCGGAGTCTTCAAAAATCTCTTCCAAAAAAATCTTGGACCATCTTTCTTCTGGATGTAAACCAAGTATTCAAAATGACCAACCTCCAGAAACATATTCCTATCCTCTACAATATCAACTATCACATAATCCCTAAGAACACTACTGCCAACCTGAACGATCAACATAGGCAAATTAGGGATTATCCCATACTGTATCTTTCTGATCGGTCCTGAAGGCGTTCTTTCCATATCACAAATATAAATCTTTATTCTTTACCTATAACAAAGTTAATAAAAAAAATAACACTTTTGTTATTATAAAACTGTTTTATTTTTGTACATTTGCTTATATGAAAAGGTTCACTCAAGAAGAGGCTTTAGAAACAATATTCTACCAGAAGGGCAACGCTCTTTCTGCGGTTATGAACGTATACAAATACAGATACAAAAGAGGGAAATTATCTCAAAAATCAATTGATAAGATCCTGAAAAATCATAATTTTACTATAGTTCAATTAGCTATGTACCAGAAAGTAAAGGAGGAAGATGTACGGGCACATTCAAAGAGTGATATTCATATCGCAAAAGGTAGACAAACAAAAGTTTAATGACATTTTAAAATCCAGGATACTAGAAGTATACTTTGATAAAAATGACAAAGAACTAATTGAAAGAGAAAACAAATTTATCCGTATCTTATACGATGACTCGTACATAGACCTTCTGATAAGAAAAATAACTTTACACGATTTTTACACAATTCACTTAGGACAATTAATCGATACTAACAAAACAATCAGACACAATGAAAAACATTGAAATTGCATCCGTAAAAATGTTGGGAGACGGAACCAACGGGTTAGAAATTAAATACAAGGCTGTAGGTGTCAACCAGAACCGAGAGTTCATTGATATCATTACGCTTAAGAAAAAAACTCCAATCCACAAAGAATTGGAAGATTGCTTTTCCTGGTTAAAAGAGCATGTACTGGATATATGCGGGTACGGTGAATTAGACACTGAACAGTACGATCTAACAAAGACTTACACTGACGTAACCGGAATCACTTACGGAGAAAAAGGATTCATTATAACCGCTAAAATGTGGGTTCTTGATCGTACTAAAGTTGTTTCTCTTAACACACCACTGATCACATCTGAAGAAGACTATGATGATTTCAGCGCATGCTGCAAAATTATGGATGGCATCTACGCAGAAACTAAAGAGTACATGGGCGGGAACAAAATCATGACCGATGAGCAGCTGATCATCAAATTCAACAAAAAGAATGAGGAGTTTGATTTTGATGCCGTAAAAGCAATGACTCCAGCAGAAAAGAAAGCCGAAGCTACCCGAATCCTGGAAGATATGGGATCCATTGTCATCCACAATGATGAAATGGAAGAAGATACCGAGGAAGTTGCCGCGCCAGTAGAAGTAAAAGCACCTACACCAAAAACTCCAGCAAAAAAAGCAGTAGTTAAAGCCCCGGAACCAGAACCGGCAGTCGAAGAAGTTTCTTTTGATTTTGAAGATGAAGAGCCAACTATTGCTGGTCCTTTTGCAGTAGAACAATTGGAAGAAGAGTTTGAAGAAACCGATCTTACAGAACTCGCAGCTATCCCTGAACCTCCTGCTCCAAAGAAGACCAAAAAGATCGCTCCTGCTGACGTTAAAGCAGTAGATACAGACGAAGACTTCAGTTTAGTTCCACTGCTTGCTAAAACGAAATAAGATGCTAAAAACACCATGTAAAATTAAGTGCTACTACGAGCCGGAAGACGCTGAGCAATTACGTCTCATAGGTAAAGATCCAAGGCTTGAAGAAGCAGAAACAAGAGAAGTAACATTTTATACCACAGACACCACTACAAACTACCGGGAAGATAGTAAGTTTTATGGTGCCGTTATCTCTGGTGCAAATACCTATATCACTAATCTGTCTTACGATGAGTTAAACCTTCATATCCAAAAGCATCTATGATAAAAGGGTTAGACGATTTCGTAGAATTAGAACCTGTTTCACATAAGTACCACGACAAAAACGGTCGTGAGTACTTATCCGTGAGTAAGCTTCTGACATTATTTAAGCCTGTATTTGACCGGGAGAACATATCCAGAGCCGTAGCAAAAAAGCGCGGCGTATCCCAAGCCATTATCCTGGCAGAATGGGATAAAACCAAAGATGACAGCATCGATCACGGTAACCAGATACACAACGCCCTGGAGCGATATGAGAAGAGTACCATCATCCTTCCGAGTGATGAGCATCTACGACCAATGATCATATCCGTAGCCAAAGAATATTCCCACTATTACAAGAACCATCTGGAGCAAGTCCTGTATAATGAAGAGTTCAGAATTGCCGGCACTACCGATCGTCTTTCAGAACAAACTTCACATAAAGCCTCTATTGTTGATTTTAGCGATTACAAGACCAATAAATCCAAAGGTATACAATTCAAGAATGATTATGGCAAGTACATGCTAGGTCCATTATCACACCTTCAGGATTGCAATTATAACCACTATGCATTACAACTTAGCGTATATGCCTGGATGTTTCAGCAGAAAACCGGCCGGAACATCGGTAGCCTACACCTGCGTTTCTTCCCTCCTCATAACCTATTAGGCCACTACCCTATTCATGTCCCGTACATGAAACATGAAGTGGAAGCTATCCTGAAGTATAAAATGTTAAATAATTTATAAACGTTAATTTTATTTAACGGAATATTTGTTTTACATTTGCGTTAAATAAATATAACGGAAATGAAGAAAAACGTCAGAACGATAGAAACCAAAAACCTTAACATCCTCATGGCTACCTTAGCCGTGGGGATTAAAACACCCCCATCAACCCTTACCAAAGTATTATCAGAACTCATCTCTATCTCTGATAATGCCCAGATAGTCAAAACAACCCCGCTGTCATCATACATGGTCCGTAAGCTACACATTACCCCAGAGGTATATAGAGCTGCTATAAGTAAGCTGTATAGGCTTAAATTGATCGTTAGATCCGATGGTGTCATTTACCTATCACCTATCATTAAAACTCCATTCAATGAAATTAAAATCGTAAAGAAATGAAAGCAATATTCTTGGACATAGACGGAGTCCTTAACCCAACCCATTACATGAATGCTCTCTACAAAATGTGGAAAGCATCTAATGGTCAGATCAAATCCCATGACGATTATGGTCAGTTATTTTTTCAACCCAATGTAGATGCACTCAAAAAAATCGTAGATGAAACAGGAGCATTTATAATCTTATCTTCTACCTGGAGGATGGAAGGTGGACAAAAAATGTCCCATATGTGGAATGATCGGCATTTACCAGGAAAATTCCTCGGAGTTACTCCGGTAGGGTTAGCCCCCGGATTTGAAAACTTAGTAAACCGCGGAGAAGAAATACAGTGGTTTATTAACCAAACGGATATTAGCTCTTACGTCATAATTGATGATGATGACGACATGCTTCCATCACAATTAAACAACTTCGT